CCGCTCGGGTCTCGCCTCGCCAGCCTCTCTAGCCTCGCCAGATCGCGCCAGCCACGTCATGCTTCGCCTAGTCCGCTCGGGTCTCGCCTCGCCAGCCTCTCTAGCCTCGCCAGGTCGCACCAGCCTCGCTTTCCTCGTCGCGCCTCATCACATCGCGTCGGGTCTCGTCTCGCCACACCAGGACACCAGCCACGTCACGCTTCGCCTAGTCCCGATTCTCACGTCCCGCCTCGCCGGTTCGTGCCGGGTTCCGCTCGGCCACGTCTGGTCACGCAATGCCTGCCTCGCTACGTCCCGCCGGGTTCCGCTTTGCCATGTCTGCTCAGGCCCTGCCCGGTCGATTACGCCGCCCGCTTATTGATGATCCGTTTGATCCCGGCAATGCTCGCCAACAGCGCATCAATTTGTGTCGCCAATCCAAGCGGTTGCGCAATGTCGTACGCACGGCGCAAATGTCCCGCGGCCGTTTCAAGCGTGTACCGCAACGATTCCAGCGCGCTCGCCGGATCAGACGTGATGGTTGACACGCTGCGATATCCAGCCCCATCCATCGTGGTATCGACAATATAGTACGGACTATTGAACGTGCTAACTTGATTCGATACCGGGACCGTCACTGACCCGAGAATTTCACGTGCTTGATGAAGCCACCACTTTTCAGCCGCCCGTTGACGGTCCCAATCGAAGAGCGCATGGAGCGGACTCTTTTTGCTTTTGGCGTCTTGAACAACTCGCTGTGGTGTGATTTGCCCCTTGCTGTTTTCGAGTTCGTGAATCCGTTGCCGCTGTGCCTGTGTGAGTCGATAGGCCACGCGCATGTTTATGCCACACCTTTCAGAGCGCGTTTGGCCCGTTCGTCTTGAAACCACGAGAACAATTCCGTGGATTCGTCGTCGTAACACACGGGATATTTCAACGCCTCAGCCTGCTGAACACGGCCGCCATCTTCAAGGATGCGGATGAACGTTGCATCATCTCGATTCACGATTCGAAACTGTCCGTAGTTACCGGCACCTTTTTCGGGTCGCCAATCGCCAACACCAATCGTCAGACCAGCCGCCGCCAAGAGATTCGCCACAGCCTGCATCCGAATCAACGGTTCGACAAAGGTGACCTCTAGCCAGCACCCCCATTGCGGAATGATGGCGCGCGTATGAATATCAGGCGTCCTATTCATGTCAGCAGACCGAACGACGGACATCAATAATTTCGGCACCCCGTAGATTCCGACGTGCTCTCCAGCGATATATGTCAAACGTCCGATCTGTGCCTTTTTGGCACCGGGCATATCGAGCGCCGCCGAACGAATCGCACCTTTGAATGCTGTGGACAGAATGGCCAGCAGCATGGGTGCCTTCGGATCTTTCATCCGGTACGCTGAAGCGCGGTACTCTGTGATCGGTTCATGCTTCAATGAGGTCGCCTTCTCAACGGCACCCTTTTTTCCAGAAGGAAACAACAACTGATGCTTGGCCTTTTCGCTCATTCGATTGAGGATGAGCGGACTGGTTCCGAGAATCGCACACCCAAAGGTCTTCGTGGAAACCTTGAGAACGTCCGTGATGTCTTCAGAGGTTTTTCGGGCGGGTACAGTAATCTTGGCTGTAGCCATATTGGGCTGCCTCCTGTGCAGCCTGATCTGGTGAGAGAACTGGGGGACGCACCATACGTCTCCCTGTTCTCGCTCAGTTTACTCTAGAGCAATGCGATTGCAAGCGATTTATTTGCCTCGCTGAATTTTTAAACTGCGTTCCCAGGCGTCAATCCACCCGGTTGCATTTCGTTCACAAAACGAACAGCGCGATCCATAGGGTGTATCCGTCGTGCCGACAAATGGTTCCCCACAACTCACGCATCGACGTAGCGACGGTTCAGGCGTCTTGCGAACTAATTCAAGAAGCAAGACTCATCTCCAGCCGTTTTCGCGCATCGCTTACGCGCATCGGCTGCGCGCACCAGTGCCGCCACAGCGTTCGATATGCGGCTTCCGTCGCCTCAACATACCCGACATGAATGGGGGATGCCTTGAATCGTTCGCGCAAGCCGAGTCGAATCCCGTTCAACTCCTCACGTCGCACCGTAACCCACTCGATGGCCTTGGCGATGTAATCTTCGCGCGTCTGGGCGATGAAGTCTGGTAAGCCGAGCACGGTGAGCAAACTCATACTGGTTCGTTCAATGACTCTCGGTCCAACCTTCGTGACCATCGGCACGCCTGCCCACAACGAATCACAGCCGGACACTCCACTCGTTTGCGGCCAACAATCGAGACTTAGATCCACTTCGCCGTACATGACTTTATGATCGAACGCCGATGTCGCGCCTCTGATTTCCACCTGCGACCATTGCGCGCCGAAGCGTGAGCGTAGCCACGTTTTGAATGATTCGGGATAATGCGATTTCATCAACAATCGACTCTCCGGCAACCGTTCCAATATCTGCCGCCACACGTCCACATCATCGCTGTTGATTTTCAGTGACCGCTGAAAGATGCCAAAGGTCGGCCGCTGCGTCAGACACGGCAGCGGATTCGGTTCCGGTAAGCCTTGCGTCCCGTCGTAATCGATGACGCAGGGTAGATAGACGATCTGCTCGACGTGCTCATGCTGGCGATTCTCAGGCACGACGACACGATCGGCAATGAGACCATCCATCGCGTGCCAGCCGACGCCAGTAGCGTAGCCCCATCCGGTCAACTGAATCGGCGCCGGTTTGAAACAAAACGCCAACAGCCGGTTGTGCGCCGTATAGCCGGATAGATCCACCAGGATGTCAATCGCATCCGTGCGAATCCGATCCACGAGCAGCGCATCGGGCCAGCCCACCACATCACGCCAGTTCGGATGCACCCGATAGGTGTTGGTGATGGAATCGTATTTCGGGTAGGGCGTAGAGGAATAAAAATACGGGACATAGCCCTCGGAATGCCCATGCACGATGCGGTGAAAGACTTGCGCGGCTGAATGATATTGGAAATCACCCGAGACATAGCCGATCCGAAGTGGCCGTTCAGGATCGCGAGTGTTGCCGTGTGGCAAGCGCTGGGCATAGCGCGAGAGGCCATGCTGCCGCCACCATTTGTCGCGTTCGCGCTGCGCCTGCGCGATGGTGGTCTCGGGTTGCGCGTCGCGAATCATGATGATCCGGTCTCGCGCCTCCACATACTGCGGGTCCATCTGCAAGCACTTGCGGAAGCACTCGATCGCCAGGTCCAATCGGCCTTGATTCTGGGCAACGCTCCCGAGGGCATCGTAGGTCAATGGCTGTACGAACGCCCGATGCCGCAGCAGTTGATGGATGACCGGCTCGCAGCCATCCCAATCGCCGGCATCGTACAGGCGCTGCGCCTTGACAATCAGACGCACCAGATCAGCGGTGAGCTTTGGCGGCCGCGGCCAGGCGGGCCACGGGGTTACGAGACCAGACGTTGTTTGTGCAGGTGGCGATACCATGCAATCGAATTCCGTCGTCCTTGTTGAAAGGCTTGGAGCGAGCGCTGCGCCACATCGACGGAGGTCTGCTCGTACGCGGGAAAACTGACGATGCTCACTTCGCGAATGATCATGTCGCTGATTTCCCGAATCGGCATGCCATCTTCCATCCGCCAATCATCCGTCAAGGTCCGAAACGCGAACGACATGCCGGAAATGTCGCCGCGGCGCACGGATTCCAGCACATCGCGGCCCGCCGTCGTATCGGCCGGGTCAATCTCCGTGCGTAGCCCTTTTCGATCCTTCCGCAAGGTCAACGTCCCAGCCCGTGTCCGACCGATCACCTTCCCCGTATCATGATCGACGAGGGCACGCACATCCAAGGCTTCGGACAATGTGCGATCAACCGCTTCAGGCAGAATGATTTCCTTGAAGCCGCCGAGATCGAGTGACATGGCATTGAAGACGATCGCATAACCATTCAGCTTTGTACTGCTGTTGACATCGACACGAATCTCCCCACTCCAGCGCCGTTCGTATTCGTCAGCCATGCTAGGCCGCCTCTCGCAGAATCTTGTCGGCCAGACTTTCCGCCCGTCCCGCTTCCCACCGTCGCAGCATCTTCTCGAGCGCCGGCGCCAACGTCTCGGCCGTGTGCTCAGTTGTCAGGCTCCGCAACTGCCGCACCGACTGGTCGATGTGGTGGGCAATTAACAGGTCGAGCAGATGATCCACGGGCTCGGGCTGTTGCACGCACACGGCCCAGGCTTTGACGCTGGAGAGCAGTCGCGTGCGATAGTGGTCATCACATTGGCGGTAGAACTCGTTCACCCATTTCGAGAGCTTCGCGGGCGATCCTTGCATTCGGCGGGCGCGTTCAGCTTCGTGCTCTACCATCGAGGCGAGTCGATCCACGACGACACCCCGCACGGCAATGGTGATGTCCGTCAGGCGATGCTGCAAGGTCTCGAGCGCCGTGAGGTGCTCGGCGCTGCTCGTCGCCATGTCGCCGGCGTGCCGTTCCGCGTCATCGGCTCGCTCGTCACTGCGAGCGGCTTCGGTGCGCGCCTGCAGTAACTCATTCGTGCGCATCTCGAGTTCGCCCATCAGATACGTGACCTGCGTCCGTAATTCCTGTGTCACAGCCTGCTCGGTGACGCGCTGCGCCACCAACGCATCACGTTCCGTTGTCAACGCGTTGAGCTGCTGCTCAATTTCCTGACATCGCTGCAGCGCCCCCTGATGGTCACGCTGCACCGTCTCGCAATTGATGAGCGCGGCATCCCGAGCGATTTCCAGGGCCACGAGCTGATCACGCAACACAACAGCTTCGGCTTCTCGGGTGGCA